TGAATGACATCGTGAAGGAAGCGGATGAGCAGACTCGTTCGCTGACACAGGAAGAGGGCGAGAACTTTGACGCTCTCGAGAAGGAGCTCAAAGAGCTCGACAAAACCATCGAAGCAAAGCGTGCGCTTGAGAATGTAGAGGTACGCACTGCAGACGATGACGAGGAGCCGGAGGCAGAAGCCGACGAGACTACCGAAGAGGCTGAGGTGAGAGCCTTTGACAACTATCTCCGCTCAGGAGAAATCTTGAAGCGTGACGCACACTCTATGACCTATGGAGATAATGGTGCAGTCGTGCCGCAGTCGATCGCAAACAAGATCATTCAGAAGATCGAAGAGATCAGTCCGATCTACAATGACGCGAACAAGTACAACGTCAAGGGCAAGATCAGCATTCCGATCTACGATTCTTCCACCGATGACATCACGGTCGGCTTCGTGGATGAGTTTACGACTGGCGAGTCTCACGTTGGTTCGTTTACATCTATCAGCCTTCAGGGTCACCTGGTACGTGCGATCGCAGATATCAGCCGCAGTCTTATCAATAACTCGAACTTCGACATCGTTGGCTTCGTTGTCAATCGTATGGCTCTGAAGTTTGCACAGTTTATCGAGGATAAGATTCTTAACGGCTACTCTACCACTTCCGGTGGTCAGACTACTGTTGTTGTTTACGGTCTGACAAGATGTGCCGCAGATATGAAGGTGACAGCCGCTTCCACAAGCGCAGTGACAGCAGACGAGCTGATCACTCTCCAGGAGAAGATTCCGGATCGCTACAAGGGCGGTGCATACTTCATTATGAATGGTGCAACAAGAACCGCAATCCGCAAGCTGAAGGATGGTCAGGGAAATCTCCTTCTCAATCCGGATGCTACTGCTAGATGGGGTTATCGTCTCCTCGGTTCTGACGTTTATGTCAGCGAGAATATGCCGTCAATGCAGGCAGATGCGGTAGCGATCTACTACGTCAATCCGACAGGTGTTGCTGTTCAGATGTCCGAGGATATCGAGGTTGATGTCCTGAACGAGCTGAAAGCACAGCAGCACGCCCGCGAGGTAATCGGTTTTGCCGCATTCGACGCAAATGTCGAGGATGTTCAGAAGGTGGCTTGCATCGTTATGGACGATGGAGTCTGATGGGAGGTGTCTTATGAAGATTAAGGCACTCACATCATTCGCAGGGACGGAAGCATCCCTTGCAGAAGGTTCGCAGGCTGACGTGTCAAAGGAATTCGCAGACGCTATGGTCAAGGCAGGATATGCCGAGATCGTAGACGAGCAGAAGCCTGCACCGAAGAAGGCCGCTCCGAAGAAAAAGGCGGCTGAATAATTAAAGGTTGCAAGAGTTGGTTGCTCTTCAGCATACGCGGTGCCGTGGGTGGATGGGTCTGTGACCTGCTGCCCACATATTGCCGCGAATTAGGAGGTTTATCAAATGAAGGTTAGTGAGATCACACTGGAACAGGTGCTTGACTATCTCCGCATTGACGATGCGTCAGAGATCGAGGAGACAGAGGTTGAGATGTTTATGGAGTCAGCGAAAGCTACTATCCTGGCAACGACCGGACTCACTCAGGAGGAGGTTGACACGCACGCTGACCTGGTGCATCCATACTTTTTGCTTATAAGCGACCAGTTTGACAACCGAAATGGTTTAATCGAAAACAAGACAGCGACCGTAAATCACAGCATTATGGAGACAATTCGTCGACACGCAATCAATTATGTATAAGAGGTAGCCTATGCGAACGATGAACATCGGGAGACTCAATAAGCGGATATCCATCCTCAAAAAGGTTGACACGATCAATGCCCTGAGCCAGAAGTCAAAGTCTTTCGAGACGGTGGCAACGGTGTGGGCGAGTGTGGCACCTGTAAGAGGTACAGAACGCTATGAGCTGCAGAAGATACACGAGGAGATTACATACCGAGTGTATATGAGATACCTGGCGAATGTCAGAGCAGATATGTTCATTCAGTATGGGGACAAGGTATACGAGATTCAGTCCGTTATCGATGTTGACCTGGAACATAAGATGCTTGAGATAGACTGCGTGGAGAAGATTGTAAAAACCACTGAGGAGTGATCCTATGGCTGAATGGGAATCAACGATTCAAGTCATCGGACTCGATGATCTGACAGATTCTATGCAAAAGCTTGTGAAGAGATACCCGGACAGGGCAGGCGATCTGCTACGATCGGAAGCCTTGAAGACGAGAAAAGAGATCGCGAAAAATGCGAAGTCGAGTTTCAAGGTGGACAATAAAAGGAAAAAGATGCTATCCAGAGTCGGGAGCTATCGAGTATCACAAGTGAAAGGCTATGGCGTCAATCAGTATGTCGAGATATCAGCAAGGTCTCCACACTTCCATCTGTTAGAGAGAGGACACGCAGTTGTAACACCGAAACACCGAACGATCAAGAAAAAAGGAATACGGTTTACTCTCAAAAGCGGTGGAAGGACAGTCGGAAACAAGAGCGGGTACTTCTTCCTGAAAAAGGCGAAGGACGAAGAGGCGATAAGATTTCCTGAGGCTGTGGATGATATGGTCAATGCCATTCTAAAAGAGTCAGGACTGTGGTGAAAATATGAATTATGCAGAATTAAAAGCGGGACTTAATAAGGTCTTGCAGACGGCATACCCGATATCATCGGAGGACCCGCTTGTGAAGACTTATGAATACTATGGTCTCGAAGTGGTCGAGGGTTACACTTGCCCTTGCTTCTTCACAAGGTTAGAGACTGGGGAGAGCAGGCCGAACAACCACGACACGTTATACCATAGATTGACCTTTTCAATTATGTATATCCCCGAAACGATCGATGAGATTGACCTGATGGAAAAAGTTGACACTATCCGCTCACTTTTTGAGCTTGGTGTCGAAGTGAAAACACTCACGGAGACCAGATGGGTTGACTGCTTAGGGTTTGACTGGGGATTCGGTGGTTCTGACAGAGATATACTCGAAATGAGCGTTGATATCGAGTATCTGACAGACATACGCAAGCCGGAAACGGCAGAACTAATGAAAGACGCAAAACTAAAAATGGAGGTAAATGAAAATGAATCTTGGAATGCCTAGCATCACAATTCGATTCATCGAGAAGGGCGCGTCAGCCATTCAGCGCGGTATGCGTGGTGTGGTTGGTCTGATTCTTCGCGGCACTGTACCGTCAACAAATCCTGCGGTAGTCGTGACAGAGTCCGACATCGTCTCGACTTGGTCTGCTGCCAACAAGCAGTACATCAAGGACGCCCTGAAAGGCTACACCGAACAGCCGAAGAAGATCATCTGCTTTTTCGTTGCTTCGGATGCGGCTGACTATTCGGATGCGCTTGATTATTTTTCAAGCCAGTATGTAGACTACATCGCAATCCCGACCATCGCAACAGATGAGCTTGAGAGCTCTGTTGTTACCTGGGTGAAGAACGAGTGGACGAACCACAATCCGATCATCGTGGTACTTCCTGAGACCACTGGAGACTTCGAGGGTATCGTCAATTTTGCAACCGAAGACATCAAGGTTGGCTCGAACACCTACACACCGGAGCAGTACACTCCGCGAATTGCAGGTCTTTTGGCAGGAACACCGATGACAATGTCAGCAACGTACGCAACACTGGACGAGGTTGACGATGTTGATCGACTGACCAAAGAACAGCAGGACGCAGCTGTGGCGGCTGGAAAATTCATCCTGTTTTTCGATGCAGAGAAGGTAAAGACAGGAACGGCTGTGACATCGTTCACGACAACGACTTCCGAGAAGGGAGACTCCTTCAAGAAGATCAAGCTGGTTGACACGATGCGTCAGATCTCCCGCGATATCTATTCAACAGTCCGCGACTCCTACATCGGAAAATATCCGAACACCTACGACAACAAGATTTTGCTGTGCAACGCCATCAAGGGTTACTTCAAGCAGCTGAACGATATCATCGAGAACTACTCCATCGATGTCGACGCAGACGCAAACGCAACATATCTTCAGTCAAAGGGTATCGACACTTCGGATATGAGTGAAGAGGAACTTCGTCACGCTAACACAGGGGACAAGGTATACCTGATCGCAAAGATGAATCTTGTGGATGTGATGGAGAACATCGACATCCCGATCTATATCTGATGAAAGGAGGAGTCAAACAATGCCTAAAACTATTAAGCCAGAGCGCGTCCTCAATGGTACCTACTCTACATTATGGGTGAACGATGAGGAGATGGCTGAAGCACTCGGCCTGGAAGCAAAGGTCACACTGGAAAAGACGGAGGTCAACCAGGTGGGAACACTTGCGAAAGGCTATAAGATCACTGGAACTGACGGAAAAGGTACGATCAAGCTGAACAAGATTTCATCGTTTTTCATTCAGCTTCTGAGCGATAATCTCAAGCATGGGAAAACGACAACTTGTATCATCCGTACGAAACTCGCAGACCCGGATTCCACCGGAGAAGAGGACCTGACTCTCTTCGGATGTACTTTTGACGAGCTTACACTCGCAGACTGGGAAGCGAAGAAGCTCCTTGATGAGTCTATTCCGTTTTCCTTTACCGACTGGGAGGTCACATCCACGATCGACCATTCGCAGGCACTTTCATAACTTATACGACCACCACTCCAGGCGGGGTGGTGGTCTTTCAATGTAAAAAGCAACCAACAAGGAGGATTAAAAATGACGGTTACAGAAATGCTCTTAAAAGCAGACACAAAGAAAGCGAACGAATACAACGAAGGAACATTCGAATCAAAGATGATGGCGCGTGCGCTCGGGAAGGATGAGCCGATCACCATCAAGATAAAGGAGATACCACCGAAGAAGCTGGCTGAGTATATGGATGGAACGGTCGGCAACGGCAATGAGATGGATATGCCTAAACTGTACGAAGCATCGAAAAAGATCGTCGTTGCCGGTGTCGTTGATCCTGATCTGAAAAGCAAAGACCTTCAGGAG